CTCTATGATAGTATTGATGATATTCCAAAAGAAAGAATGGCATCGTTTATTAGTCCAGAAACCGGGATGCCTTATAGGATTGGTGATGGGTTGCCTGAAAACGCCTTAAAGTTTGGCGAACTAAACGGTAAATACGCCACCAAAGAAATGAGAGATGCAATTACTGGGGCAAGTGATGCTTGGGGCACTAAAACAGGGAGCACACTTTCTAAGGCTTATGGTACTTTTTTATATTCAAAAGGTCTTGTTCAACAATTTAAAACAATTTACAGCCCCATTACACAAGTTAGAAACCTAACCAGCGCTTCCTTTTTTCCAATTATGAACGGCAATCTTGTGGCTGGTCACACTTTACACGACAGCCTTGCCGTTGTTTATGATGCTGTCGCTAGAAAGCACCAAGGGAACATGAGCGCTTATTGGAAAAAAGGCGCTGATTATGGAATCATTAACACAGGCCAACAAAGAGATACACAGATTTTATTTGAAGAGGCTAAACAAATATTTGGAGAACAATTTAAGTCACTAAACAAATTTAACGACAAACAAAACAATTTTTTTGTTCGTCTTTATCAAGGCTCCGATGATGTTTGGAAAATATTTAGTTGGGAAATGGAGCAAGGAAAATTAAACAGAGCCTTTAGAAACGCTGAAGAAATTGGTAGAAAACCAGCCATATCAAGAATGGATTTTTCAAAAATGCAAATTAAAAACAGAGATGCTCTTGAAAATGCAGCAATGAGAGCTTATCAGAAGAACCCCTTAAAAAACAAACAGGGCAGTAACATAACCTGGAATCAATTGGCACAGGAGCAAAAAAACAAACTGATTCTCGAAGGATGGTCTGATCTGGGGCAGATGAAAGGTGGACGAGCAATGCAAAATGAAATGATTACGGACATTGCTGCTGGTATTGTAAGAGACACGGTTCCTAATTACGCTAGAGTGGGCGGTTTTATAAGAACATTAAGGAGACTGCCTTTTGGTAACTTTGTTGCTTTTCCAGCAGAAATTTTAAGAACATCTACTAATTCTGCCTCTCGTGCCATTGATGAAATTGCCAGTGGTGTGCCGGAGCTTGCTGAGATTGGCATGCGTCGATTGATGGGTAATATGGCAGTTGTTTACGGGATTCCAAAGTCAACTGTTGAGTTTGGAAAATACATGACGGGCGTTGATGATGAACAGATACTTGCTTATAAAAGAAGTTTTGCCAACCCTTGGGAAAAAAATGCCGACCTTGTTCCTATTAGGTCCGACAAAAACGGAAAAGTTACAGAGTTTTATAATTTTTCGTACACGAACCCTTACGAGTATTTGAGAAAGCCTTTCTCTGCTGTTTTTAACGCTGTTGCTAATGGAGAAAAAAGAGGAGATAAGCTTCATAAAATACTTCTTAATGGAATGCTTGGTTCTAAAGATCAACGAGGCGCTCTTCAAGAATGGCTTGAACCTTTTTATGGGACATCAATTGCAACAGAAGCTCTTAGAGATGTGTGGAGTAACACCACCTATACAAGAGGCAGAAGGGATGAGGTGTATAACAAAGCAGATGGCCCAGGAACTAAGGTAGGAAAATCAATTTTACACATTACGAACTTGGCTGCTCCACCCGTTCTGCCATTCAAGTTCAGAGGCACTGAACCAATATTAAAAGATTTACCAAGAGCGACTTTGGTGAGTTTAGGTCTTTCCGATAAGCCAATAACGAGCAAGAAAAAAAGAGCTAACATACAAAAACAATTGGCAGAATCTTTTACAGGACTAAAAACAATTGACCCAACCATTGAAAGAACGCTTGGTTTTAGAGCAACGGAAGCAAATGAAGACTTAAGATATGCGGCCACCATTTATGGACGAGCAGCACAGAATCCTAATATTTTAGACCCTGAAGAGCATGTCAAGGCACTTCTTGGAACAAACGAAATAAGGTTTAAAGCAATAAAAGATTTATCTATGGCTATTGAAGATGCAAAAACTCTTGGCCTTGCAGACTCTAAAATTTTTAAAATACTCAAAAGCAAGAAAGTTTCAAACCCCAAAGCAGTTATGCAACGTGTATTTATTCCATATTTTCCGTCAGAATATCAAATTAAAAAAGCGCTTGATAAAGACCCAACTGCTGGAACGCCTTATTTCCCGGAAGCTGAGCTTAGAGAATCTTGGGCACAACAAATTAAACCGACGCTTCCAGAAGCAAGTTTTTCTGGACCCACTCCACAGTTTGCACCCGAAGGTTATGCGTATGACTCAAGAGGATTCCCTTATAGGGTTAAAAGACAAACAGCCCAACAAAAAGCAACACAAGACCCCCAAGGATCGGCTGCGGTGCTGTTACGCCAGAAAGAACTTGAGAAACTATTGGGCATTCGATAGTGCGAAAACGCAGAAGCAAGTACGGAGCGATCCGTGTTGAATACGATGGCCATAAATTTGACAGCAAGATGGAAGCTGCTAGATACAAACAACTCAAACTCATGGAGAAGGCTGGGCAGTTGACCAACCTAGAGCTGCAACCGAAGTTCCCTTGTGAAGTCAATGGCAAGAAAATATGCACTTACATCTCAGACTTTCGCTACCTATTAAAGAACGGCAAGGAAGTGGTGGAAGATGTGAAGGGTGTGGAAACGGCTGTGTTTAAACTGAAGAAGAAACTGGTCGAAGCCCTGTACCCAGACGTTAAGATTGAGATTGTGAAGAATCCTCGGTTCTTTGTGGTCTTGGATTAACCTCGACGGCCTCCTCTCTAGAGATCAACATGTCCAGATAGAACTTGGCTTTCTTATAATCCTCAAGCGCTTTGTTCTTATGCGGGGCACGCCATATGTATTTAAACACTTGACCTTTTAGGTAGCCGATAAACTCAGAATCACTCAGAGCCGATGCAATGGCATCGAGTGCTTCTATGTTCCCCTGGGTGTAGTGGGGCGGGTGGTTTACGATATCGTCTTTCATAATAAAAACAGAAGCGCCCCTTGAGTTACCTTAAATGCAAAAGGCGCTTCCTAAAACCACTGGAATCATTATAACCAGCGGTTTATTTTCTAGTTAGTTCCTCCAACCTGGTATTCACTCCAAACTCATCACGAAATCGCATCAGCTTTTTAACAACCTCTGGATCGTAATTGACTTTGGATAGTTCTTTCATTTCATGGCTAGTATAACTGGTTCTACCCACTTGGTCTTTGGGCGCATTGGTGAAAGAGTTAGGCCCTTTCATATAAGTAATGCTGTCCTCGCCTTGACTCTCAATAGGAAGATTAACCAGTGAGCTTAACCAAATGTGTTGCTCACAGCCGGCTCTTTGTTTTGCTTCATCAATGGGCTTATTAAACTTGTTGCAACGCCAACCACCATCGCCCTCAATAATAGGTTCGCTGTGCTTACAGTTTCTGCAATTCACATTGTCTGGCAATTGCTCCAGGTTATACACCGCTTGTTCTTTTGCCGACATAAACTTCTTAATTCTGTAATCGGTGGAAGAATAAGGAGATTCGGGCGGAGTCCTGGCGAGGATAATCTGACGCGCTTTTTGTTTCATCTCGTCTAGAACCCCCTCTCTGATGTCGATAATCTCAGTATAAAGCCCTGAGTCGTTTTTGTTATACACCACAACAAGAGTCCGACTTAAGTTCAGTGCGGCCATGTAACATTGAATTTGTATGGCGTAATTAGAAGACCATTGTTCGTAGCTCTCTCCTTGTTGCAGCTCGTTGAATCGATTGTTGTTGGCAGACTTAACCTCCAAGAGCATCACCTCTTCTGGGTTCTTTGGGTCTACATTCTTAACCACTCCATCTGTGGAGCCAGCAAAATGTCCTGCTAAAAAAGAACAGCGATATTGTTTGCCGTCTTTATCCAAAGCTGAAACCTTGATGTTCTCCATTTGCTTTAGACGATCCACAACCTGGTCTTCAATTCTATTGCCCAGATCAAACAAACGCAGAATTCTGCCATTTTCAAATAAAGGAAAGGACCACCTAAAGTTAAGCCAAACCTTCCTGGGGTTATCGCCAACACCACTCATGCCTAAATGCATACGGTATTTTTGTTGGCCTATCTCTAGATTATTAAATTCTTCTATTATATTCATAGTTTTATTCTCCTTTCTCCTGCATACATTGCTGTAATGTTTTCATACTTTCCCTCTTTCTTAGTAAGAATGCCATCAATGTGATCGAAAGCACCCCTAGTATTAATTAAATTAACCGCCTCATCAACCGTACTGGGTGAGAACATGTCCATCGTGATTCGTTTCCATTTTGTTTTTGCAAACTGTGCTGCCTTTGGATGCTCTAGCATCAATGGTAAATGGTATTGACTAAACAGATCTTCGCATTGAAACACCACCTTGCAATAGAAGTTGCCCTGTTTGGATGTCATGGGGTGAGCTGAAACCTTGGTGACATTAAAGATGTTTTCCTTTTTGGTTTTCTTTTCATCAGACAACACATAACCCTCGCTAGAAGAGCCACTCTTGGCTAGGCCTGGAGCTTTTCTCTCAGGCTGAAAGTAAAACGATTGTGTCTTGGGAAAGGGTTCGCCACATTCACGGCACTCTTTAAACGACTTAGGACTCACTCCAAAACAAATCTCACATATCTTAACCCTAGCTTGAGCGCCCTCATCTTCGGGTATGGCTTCATCCAGGCAACCGTGTCGTTGCATATTCTCGCCATAGTCGAGCATCAAACAATTCTCTTTACCGGGATACTGACGCATGCCACGACCGCACATCTGAACATAGAGTCCCAAACTCTGTGTCGGTCTGAGTAGAGCGAGGCAATCCGTACGAGGCGCGTCCCATCCTTCTGTTAACACGCCTACATTACACAACGCATTGATGTTTCCCTCTTCAAAGTCTAATAAAATTTGTTCTCTCTCTTTGGTTGGTGTTGTGCCAGTAACCACATCTGCTTTAATGCCGTGTTCCTTCAAGAACAAACACATTTTCTCAGCATGAAGCACCGACACACAAAAGAAAACCGTAGCGGTTCTACCCTTTAGGTAGGCTTTGTCCATCCAATCGTTAAAAATATCAAGCATCAAAGGTTCGTTTAGGGCTAGCTTCTCTAGCTCTCCTTCACGATAATCTCCCCCTTTAAACTTTAGTTTGACGCCACTGGCATCAATCACAGCTTTTTGGTCTACAGCAAAAGCTGAAAGACGCGAGAGGTATCCATCTTGAACGAGCTGTGGTATCGAGATTTGATAGGCTACCTCTCTAAAAAAATGGTCGAGTTTGTCACCATAGATATAACCTTGTCCCATGCGATAAGGTGTAGCCGTCACACCCATGATGTGACAGGGTTTTTTCTCAGTCATGGCAGCTAATATCTTTCGATAGCGTGTGGTTGCACCAGGCGCCACATGATGCGCCTCATCAATAATAATGTAGTCAACCCCTGGAATCGCATCCAGTCGCTTTTTAGACGCTAGGGTGTCCCTGGATGCGATCAGTATTGGAGCATCGGTGTCGTAGCTTTTTAACGAGGCGGCTAAAACACCGACTTGTGCTTCTGGCCATACTTTTAATAGCTTGTCTTTCGCTTGTGAAACCAGTTCTTGGCGATGCGCTAGTATTAAAAATCGTTTGCCTGGAGCACTCAGTTCTTTAATAATGTGTGAAAATACAATGGTCTTGCCAGCAGCAGTGGGCAAAACGAGTAATGGATTGTGATCAGTGGGTTTGGTGTTAAAGTGTTTTATCAATGATCCAAGCGCCTCTTCTTGGTAATATCTTAGTTGCATCAGTGTAATATTTCTCCATCAGGATCAGTGTCATCATCAATAGCCTCACTTATTTTGGTAATCGCTAACTGCAAAAGAGTGTGAGCTGTTTCTTTATTAGGAGAGCCAGATATTATTATCTCTGGAAACAAAAACACCAGAACCCTAGAAATATTAAACTCTGTAATCCCCTTCTTTTTCCATTGCTCAACCATATCATAGATATCGTTAACTATGGTTTCCCCAGCTTCAATGCCTTGCTTAACCGCCTGGCTTAATTCATCGTCGTCTTTCATTGTAATTCCCTAGATAAGTGTGGCCTTTTGATAAACGAGTGGCCATCAAACTCGTGATCGGAGGTGATCTATTAATCCCACATGTCCATTGCATTACCTGTAGCGGTAGGTAGGTCTTGCGTTGGTGTACTCTCAGCCACTGTCTCTGTTCTTGGCATTGCTTGAGTCATTTTCGGAGCAAGAAAAGAATCGATCTTATTCTTGTCGCCGTACTGCTCACTTTTCTCAATGCCAATCTTGGCAAGAAAACCCTGTCCCATCATTTCTGCCATTGACTCTCTTGTTAGGTTCAGTTCATCAGGACCTCTTCCTGTTGCTATGTACCAAGCCTTTATTCTAGAAATAGCAACGGTCGGGTTTGCTCCCGTTACGGTAAAGTTTTCCCAGACAACACGGTTGTTGTAGTTTTCTCCCGTCACTCGGTATTGCACAGAGATGTAAGTGTTTCCTGCTTTTGAGATTTTTTGCTCAAAACTCTCCGCCTGCAGCTCATACACTCCCTCTGGCATTGGTTCAAAACTACCGCCAGTGTCCTCGACGGTATTCAGGTCTATATTAAAATCAAAATCTTCAGACATTTTGTCCTCCTTCATTAATGGTTTTTGTTGTGGCTGTTGTGTTGGTTAGCTTCTTACATTCACTAACAAAACTAGGCCAAGTAAAATTTATTTTCTCAGGCAACGTCAGTCTTGACTTCGCATCAAAGGCTGCTGTTCTCTTAGTAAATAAATAGCGTTTATCACTGTAGGTTTTACCGCGATGTTTTTCGTTGAAACCTTGGCCAGACTTAACGGTGGTTACAAGATGGTTGGCGAAAAAGTTAAAGTCGACCCAGGCACGAATGAGACTCGCGATTTTTTTATGTGTATTAAGTTCGTAGCGATCGTAGGGTTCATGTTCTGGGTCGGCAAAAATACGAATCTGCACATGAGATAATAGTATCACATGCATTTTCTTTTCAACAGACAATGCTTCTAGGTTTTTTAACATTCTATGAAACAGCTCTAGTGATTCGGTGTAGCCTTTGCCAAAACCCAATGCCTCAATGCTTTTAATGTTGTGTGTTTCTTTGACTTGTTCCTGGCACAACTTCTCAGCAGCATCTGTGGTATCTAAGACAATGGTTTTGTAATCGTGTTTTTCGCTACCCAGTGTTTTTATTTGTTGCAGAATGTCATTGTATGTCTCGCAGACTGGAAAGTGGGGAACATCTATATAACGCAATCCATCTTCTGCACAAATGAATATGGGGTCGGGGGCACTCGCACCAAAGGTGCTTTTGCCGATGCCATCGGTTCCCGTTATGTTCATCCTCACTTGCGTATTTTCTGGTTCATTGCTGATTTTATCCATTAGACTCATTAGATCCCTCCTTTTCCACGATTCGTGGTGTCTTTGATACTTTGGTTATTGCACCCTTATGTAACAGCTCTGCGTATTGCGGAGATTCTACACAAAAGTTCTGAAAATCTTTAAGACCTAAAACTTCTTTTGTTTTAAAGGGCCATGCCATTGGTGGTACTTGTTCCTTAATAGAGGAAAGATACTCTTGATCCCAATCCAGGCTACGACTGAACGCAACATTCAAACCATTGTTGGTTGATGAACCGCCTTTGTTTACAAGGCTTTCAACATCAATCCCTAGGTCGGGATGTGATAGTAGTGCCGCTGTAATTTGCTTAATTTGCCGATCAATATCAGCTTTGAGGGTCAATAATTCTCTACGCTTCGACCGTAGCGTTGTGATGTCTTGCATAATTCTTCTCCCAAAGAAAGATAACTAACTTTAACTAACTTACCCCAAGAATAATAAACCCTTGCAATTATCATGTCAAGAACTTATTATCTCTTTTCAATAGTTTATTTTTACAAATGGGAGAAAAGAATGGCTACAGTGCGAGTAACATTATCAGAATACATACAAGATGTCGGAATTTCCGTCGTTGCAAAAAAGATTGGGACCTCAGAGTCCACCGTTAAAGCGTGGAGATATTATAGTCGAGTGCCCAGGGTTAAACAAGCCAAGCAACTGATGAACATAACCAATGGCCTATTAACTTGGGATTCCATTTATGGATCCCCTGAAGAAATGGATACAGATCGCGCCGTCCGTCCACGTTCAGAAGTAGCATAAGGAATATCAATGAGTTTGATTCTGAACACGAATCAAACGTGGGAGGACATCAGTAAGGAAGCTAAAGATGAAATGATCGACAGCTATTGGGAACATGGCTTTCATCTCATACCTTGCGGATCCAAAGAAGAATACATACCAGAGTATTTTCGTAAGCGCCACACGTTTGAAACAGAAGAAGAGATAAAATCTCGATGGGCAAAAACCCCCAGAGTTAAATGGGAGGCTTATCAAAGAACACAACCGACTCGTGAAGAGATGAACGATTGGTTGCAGAAGTTTCCACGCTCTAACTGGGCGGCACTGACAGGTATAAACTTTGTGGTACTCGATGCCGACTCGCAAGACGCGGTGGATTTCATCGAAGGCGGAGAGCTGACACTAACCTCTTTGAAACAAACCACACCCAGAGGTGGGATGCATTTCTTTTACAGCATCAATCCAAACCTAGAGATTCGTAATTCCGCGGGTTCTAATAAACTCGATGTTCGTGGCACGGGTGGTTATGTCATGATGTGTCCGTCACAACACTATTTCTTTGTTAGCGACAGTCACATCAACATATCGGACATGGACGATTTGCCTTGCTTGCAACAAGAAGACCTTAATAAGATATCGGCTTTTAATAATGTCGGTAAGGTGCAGAGCATTACAACCGAGAAACTCAATGACATCGGCACCGACATTGGCTCACGCAATCACAAACTGGCTCGCCTGGTGGGTCGTTGGATTCTCGAAGGTTGGGGTCAGCGGGACATCATGATTAAAGCTCAAGACTGGAATCAAACCAACATTCCTCCGATGTCACCCATGGAAGTGACCACGACCACGATGTCAATTATCAATGGCCATATAAAAAGACACCCCGAAGATGTTGAGACAGGAATGTTGCGTTGGGAAACGAGCAAGTGGGAAGTGCATCTTGAAGAAGAGCAAAAAGAAATACTGAAACAAGAAGACCCCATTGAGAACCTCGCTGTTGAAAAACCGAAACACGGACCGTTGGGTCTGTTGCCTTGGAAAGAGTTTAGTGCATTGGACATTGAAGTGCCGACCGAGTATTGGGGCGATAAGTTTATTTTTCAACGCGCCAGAGTGTTGATGATTGGTAAGCCCAAGATTGGTAAGTCGCATTGGCTGGGCGCATTTGCGACAGCGGCAGCAACGGGCACTGAGTTTATGGGACATTCTTTTCCTAGGCCGCTGAAGGTGATGTGGCTACAAGCGGAAATCATTGAAGCCTACATTGCAGAACGAGTGAACTTGTATCTAAAACCCTATGAAAAGAAATCAGAGTACATTGATTCATTGGGCGATAACCTCATTGTCAGTGGTCGGTTGCGTAAAAACCTACTGAAAGACAGCGACATTGACATGGTGAGTCAAGAAATTGACTTTCATAAGCCCGACATTGTGATGTTGGATCCGTTCATTAACTTCTTTGATGGTGAAGAGAACTCCAACGCGGATATTCATAAGCTCTTGGGTCGAGTGGATCGACTGATTGAACTGCACAATGTGTGTTTCATCATTGCGCATCACACCGGCAAGGATCGACAGGATGATCTCAGCTTTATGTCGGCTCGTGGTGGCAGTGTGTTCGCCGGATGGTTTGACTCAGGCATTAAGTTGTTAGGTGATAAGCCGAACGTGACTCTGTTCTATGAAGCCAGGAATGCGAGAGAGCCTGAGAGTCATGCCGCTTATTTTAATTTTGATACAGGCCTTTGGAACATCGTTGATTTCGATGCGGAAAAACAGGTCGATGAAGTCGATATCGCGCACACCGTTGCGAATTCAATGGACAAGACAAAGTTCTACACCAGAGGTGATCTTGAAATCTGTGCACGAAAAGCACTGAAAGACCGAGGACTACCCAATGGAGTGGTAAAAGGAAAGGCGGCGGTGAGCTATGTGCAAAAATACTTGGGTGGGCGCGTGCTCACTCATTCAATTCCAGGCAAGCAAACTTGGCACTGGTTGGTAATTAATGAAGGCTCTAAGCCTTGGGAGGAAGAATGAGAATACTGGGAGTAATAATTTTTTTAACGGGGATGTTTATGTTTGCCAGTGGTTTGGTGTTTCTAGACCTGGCATCAATGGTGCTCAAAGCAGACCTATACACAATTGATATACTGGCAAGACTCAACAATCTGTTTTCACTGGACCCGTCGTTGGCAACAATGCAAACGGTTCTCAGTGGATTGTTTGTATTGATGGGGTGCTTTATTTGTTTCAGTGGGGCGGTCATGATGCGGGTTAAGAAGGTTGAAACCAAAGAAGAGAGTATCGATAGAGCTTTACGAAAAGGTGGTTATCCGCCTTACAACGACAAAAACTTAAGACACTTCATACCGAACTACGAAAGAGCTGTCAGTGGAAAACCGTTCGGGAATTTCATTGCGTTTCCCACCCAGATGGCGCGAGCGACTT